GATGAAAGAAGCTAACGAATGGTTCCATAAAACTGGTAATGAGAAAGGCGTTAAGTACTCAGATCATGCTATGATGAAGTACGCAGACGGTAAAGGCGTATGGGATGGTTCAGTACATGTGTTCGGTGAATATATGAATGCTGTTATTGGTCGTAACATGGTAGATACGATTCACCCTGAACACGAAAGATCTTTAACTATTCGTGAAGCATTACATCTAATGGGTTTCCCAGATGACTTTGAGTTGTTAGACGGTTTAAAGAAGATGAATCATATTGCTCAAAACGTTCCAGTTGTTACATCAAGGGATATGCATGCAGAGATTGCTAAATTCCTAACTGGTGATCTTGAAATATCAGATACTACATATTTGAGACAGAATAACTTCAAACAACTATTTGAGTTCGACCCAAAAGGTAAAGATACTACGCCAAACTTAGAAGAATTCTTTGGATAAAACCATTGACATTCTTCTTAAAGTTTGTTATAATAGTATTTAATAATTAGGAACAGTAGTATGCGAAACGATTTAATATTTGATTTTGAAACAATGGGACAGGACGTAAACAACTGCGCTGTCATTGATGTATCAGTAATGGTATTTAATTGGGAAAAGATGGTCTCTGACGATCCTTACACCCTTGCTGATATCTCAAGATGTAAAAAGTTTAAGCTGAGTATCAAAGAACAAGTTAAAGACTATGGTTGGAAAATCAATGAGTCTACTCTAAAGTTTTGGAGTGAGCAGAGTAAAGAAGTAAGGGCAAATATTTCGCCTAAGACTTCTGATCTTTCTGTTGCTGATTTTGTTAAACAGTTCACTGACTTTTTAATTGAAGGTCCAAAGATTAAATATTGGTGGTCAAGGTCTAATACCTTTGATCCTATTATTCTTGATAGGCTATTTCAGTCACAAGGTAAGTTAGCTCATATGCAACAACACCTTAAGTTTTGGTCTGTAAGAGATACAAGAACTTATATTGATGCTAAGTTCGATTTTAATTTAAAGAAGAATGGATTCGCTCCTTGTGAAAATGATGAGAAGTGGGATTCAGTATTTAAAGCACATGATAGCTCATGGGATATACTAGCTGACGTACTTAGGCTACAATCAATTCAAAGAGCTGAAAACGATTTGGAGCAAATAAGAGTATGAAACTAGAAGTAAAAACGGAAGAACTCCAAAAACAAAAACTGTTTATTGGTACACCTATGTATGGTGGTAATTGTGCAGGCATATATACAAAGGCAACTAATGATCTAAGTATGCTATGTTCTGCACATAAAATTCCAATGAAGTATTACTTTCTATTCAATGAGAGTCTAGTTCAAAGAGCTAGGAATTATATTGTAGACGAATTCATGAGATCAGATTGTACTCATCTATTGTTTATTGATGCTGACATTGGTTTTGATCCAAGAGATGCACTTGCGTTAATGGCGTTACAAATAACAGACCCAGAGAAATATGATATTGTTTGTGGTCCATATCCTAAGAAGACAATTGCTTGGGAAAAAGTTGCTGAAGCAGCTCAACAGGGTAAAGGTGTAAATAACCCGTTTGAACTAGAACAGTATACATCAGATTTTGTTTTTAATCCAGTTGCTGGAATTAAACAATTTAAACTCTCAGAACCTGTTGAAGTTGCCGAAGGCGGTACAGGATTTATGTTGATCACTAGAGATGCGTTGTTAAAATACAAAGCTGCGTATCCAGAGTTGTCATATAAACCTGATCATATCCGCACAGATCAATTTGACGGAACACGAGAGATCCACGCCTACTTTGATTGTGTCATTGACCCTGAATCGAAAAGGTATCTATCTGAAGACTACTTCTTCTGCAAGATGGCTCGTAAAGCTGATCTTAAAGTATGGATGTGTCCTTGGATGAAACTCAACCATGTTGGTTCTTATATCTTTAAAGGTGACATGGCCGCGTTAGGTCAATTAGGTGTGTCTGCTACTGCTGATGCTAAATCCAATAAAAAGTCTTATAAAACTATTGACAAGACTAAGTAACTAGTATATAATACTACTATTATTAACAACAACTATACCCGGAGAAATCTATACTATGAAATTTTCTAACGAAACCTTGACGGTTTTAAAAAGCTTTACCTCTATTAACAAGTCTATCTTGCTAAAAGCTGGTAATCAAATTAAGACCATAACTCCAGAAAAGACTCTGATCGCAATGGCAGATATCACTGATACAATACCATCAGATGCATGTATCTACGATCTATCAAGATTCTTATCAATTTTATCTCTATATAATGATCCCGACGTGGAATTTATGGATAAATATTTTATTATCTCAGAAGGCAAAAGACGTACCAAGTATGTCTATGCCGACCTTTCGATGATTCATACCCCACCAGAAAAGGAAATCACAATCCCAACTGCTGATGTAACTGTTACGGTTACTGGTGAAGAATTATCGACTGTGCAGAAAGCTGCAGGAGTATTACAATTCTCTGAAATTGCATTTGTAGGCGAAGGCGGCAAATGTTATCTAAGAGCTATCGACAGTGCCAACAGCAACGCAGATGACTTTGGCGTTGAAATTGGAGAAACTGACGATACGTTTAACATTATCATTAAAACTGATAATCTTAAACTAATGCCGATGGATTACGAAGTAACCCTTTGTTCAAAAGGAATTTCGCAATTCAAAGGAAAAGGCGTCACGTATTACGTGGCAATTGATTCAAAGTCGACTTATAAGAAAGGTGAATAAAAATGGATAATATGCAGCAAATGGGCGGCCAACAACAAGAACAAGAACCTGTAGTAATTAACATTGGCGATCTGTCAACGTTACTACAAGTAATTGATGTTGTGTCTACTCGCGGTGGATTCCAAGGACAAGAACTAGCAGGTATTGGTATGTTGAGAAATAAACTCGAAACATATCTAAAACAGAATACTCCTCAACAAGGACAGGGCGATAGCTCTGTCGGCGAGCAGGCAGTAGGTGTTGATACTGATGGCGCTGGTGAATTGTCTGGCAAACTTGTAGACTAAGCAATTAGTTTACGAGTAGTTTCTCGAGAAGCGGGGGTTAGTCATCCCGATTAATCCCCCGCGTTTTTCGATACTTTTTTATTATTATTATATTATGGTGAATTATGATTGACTCAAAGTCAAATGAAGTGTTGTGGGTTGAGAAATACCGTCCTCAGATTATTGAAGACACTATCCTCCCAGACCAAATGAAAGAAACCTTCCGTAAGTTTGTAAAAGACGGCTCAGTTCCAAATCTATTATTAACAGGTGGACCAGGTGTAGGTAAGACAACCGTTGCTAAGGCAATGCTCGAAGAATTAGGTTGTGACTACATTGTAAAGAACGGTTCCCTTAACGTTAATATTGATACCCTCCGATATGACATCTCTACTTTTGCATCTGCAGTATCTCTAACAGGTACCGGTCGTAAGTATGTTATATTTGACGAAGCAGATTATCTGAATGCTGCTAACGTTCAACCAGCTCTACGTAACTTTATTGAAGAATACTCTTCTAACTGTGGATTTATCTTTACTTGTAATTTCAAGAATCGTATGATCGGTCCTTTACGTTCAAGACTATCTGAAGTTGACTTCTCAATAGATACTGCTGAAAAGCCACAGATGGCAATGCAGTTCTTTAAACGCGTTGTTGCTATTCTCGATAACGAAGGTGTTGAATACTCCAAACCAGTTGTTGGTAAAGTAATTGAGAAACACTTTCCTGATTTCCGTAGAGTATTAACTGAATTACAATCGTATGCTGCTTCTGGTAAAATTGACGAAGGTATCTTTGTTAATCTCAAAGAAGAATCTATTGATGAAGTATTCAAATTATGTAAAGACAAAAAGTTTACTGATATGCGTAAATGGGTTGCTAAAAATTCTGACCAAGATATGAATGAAATGTTTCGTCGTCTATACGATGCAATGAACGGCAAAGTAGAACTCAGAAGTCAAGCTGGCTTTATTGTTACTCTTGCTGATTATATGTATAAGTCTTCCTTAGTTGCTGACCAAGAAATTAATATGGTTGCCTTTCTAACTGAAATTATGATTGAATCAGAGTTCGTCTAATGGCGATCAAATGTTTTTCTTGTGGTGTAAAGACAACTAAAAAGACAGCGTGGACAGTTGAAATGATTACTGCCGAAGGTAAACACAAAATTACTTTGTGCGAACCATGTGGTATTGACTTCGATAAATTAGCAGACGAACTTAAAGAGGTACTTGATGAAAGACCTGAACCCATTTGATTTTATGAACGCAGCTTCTTTTACTAAGGAAGATCTGATTCGTAATAGCGATCAACCAGAACATACAGTAAAACAATATAATGCATATGTTATTAATCGTGGCTTTGTAAACTTCGATGATTGTATTTTACATGCTAACGAAATGAACATGCGTCACGGTCTTTTCCATGAAGCGCAGTTCGATTATTATAAAGCTGTACTAAGAAAACGCAAAAGATTTTCTAAATGGCCGAAAGCCGATAAAGATAAAGACCTTGATGCAATCCAACATGTTTATGATTGTAATAGAACAGTAGCCAAGCAATATTTTAAATGTCTATCCAAAGATCAAATTAAAACTGTCCACGAGAAAATGAATATTGGTGGTTGAAGTTATGATATTAATAAATAACTTTATATGATGTACTATGTGACATTGCGACTACTAATAATATTAATAAAGGTGAATATGTATAATGGACAGTTTAGATATTTTCAAAGGAGTTGGAGCGGAGGTTGAGTTACCCACGCAAGACAGCTTCCTAAAGGTGAAAGAGACTTTAACACGTATCGGCATTTCAAGCCGCAAAGAAAAGAAATTATATCAATCATGTCATATCCTTCATAAGAAGGGTAGATACGCGATTCTGCATTTTAAAGAATTGTTTATCCTTGATGGAAAGCACAACACGTTAACAGAAGAAGATATAGCACGTCGTAATACGATTGTGAACTTATTGGAAGAATGGGAACTTGTTAAAACTGTAGATCCAACAAAGACCGCAGATCCAGTTGCTTCTCTTAATCAAATCAAAATCATTTCGTTTAAAGAAAAAGGCGAATGGGAATTGTCGGTTAAATATAATATCGGTAAGAAATAACTATTGACATTAATTGAAATCTATTGTATAATAATATAATAGAAAAGGAAATATATAATGAATGTATATAAATGCAGACCCAACGCAGAACTCCCCACTTATGGAACCACAGGCTCAGCTTGCTTTGATGTAAAGGCATGTTTAACGACAGGTGAAAGAATTAGTGGCTATGATGCATGGAACAAAAAAGTTCCACTCGCAGTTAAGAACGGTAAAATAACAATTCAACCAATGCAAAGAGTACTTATTCCAACAGGTCTAATCTTTGATATACCAGATGGTCATTGTATGGAAATGTTTATTCGTTCGAGTGTAGCAACAAAGAAAGGCTTAACATTAGTTAACAGTGTTGGAATCATTGATAGTGATTATGTTGAAGAGTCTCATATTATCGTACACAATGTATCAGACAGTCTATGTACTGTAGAACACGGTGAACGATTAGCGCAGTGTAGATTAACAGAAGTAATCACATCTGCGTTTAACGAAATTACAACAAGACCAGTACAAAAAACTGACCGTGATGGCGGTATAGGTAGTACTGGAGTATAAATAGATTGTAGGATGCCGTAAGGGTCTTACAACTAACCGATGGGTATTACCATCAGATAACAATTAATCTTGCTTAATAGGAGAATAACATGACTGGATTAAACATAAACCACCTGACACCCTCATTCGTCGGCTTCGAAACTCTTTTCGAACGACTAGGGGAGTTTCCACCACCTCAACAGAATCAAGGCTTTCCGCCTTATAATATTCGTAAGATAGACGAAGAGCATTTCACTATTGAACTTGCCCTCGCTGGTCTATGCGAAGAAGATGTTGAAATCGAAGTAAAAGAAGGCGTACTAGTGATTCGTTCTATATGGGATGAAAAGAAAGACGCTGACGAAGAACATCAACTATTACATAGAGGGATTTCCTTTAAGAAATTTACTCGCAGCTTTACTTTAGCTGACGACCTCAATGTTGATGGAGCTAACTTCATAAATGGTCTTTTAACAATAGGTTTGGAAAGAATCATACCTGAGCACAAAAAGGCTAAAAAGATTAAGATTGGCAAAAAGGAATTTCTTAAAGGTTAATCTTTGTTTAATGAGAGTGGTCGCAAGGCCACTCAACTATTGATAGGAAAGTAAATTATGAGACAAGTACCAAACGTAACATTTAAACTTCGAACGCGTAATGAAGAATCAGGCGAGTTCGATTGGTCACACCCAACTACA